TTCCGGCATATATACTCCCCGTCGGGCCTGGGACAACGCGATGTGCTTCGACCTTAAGATCACCGTACGCTTGCCAATGTTTCATCATAAGAGAACCAAAGACATTATCATAAAGATCATGAGTCGTATAATAGGCTTTTGCAGTTGTGCCGGGAGCACCCACCATAAACACATGACCGGCAATATCCTTGAATTTAGGATGAATATTTGGTTTACCTTCGCGATACCATTGAGCATAAGGAATTTTATTGAGAGCTGTAGAATCTCCGTCGGTAAATAACATTGAAGTTGTGGCGTCAATAGGTTCATGACGCATAATATCATCAGGGTCACCGGCGATTTGAGAATAAGTAGGAGAAGGAGCACCATGGGTCAAATAATGACGAGCAGTAGCGACAAGAGGTAAAAAGCGAACAGTTGCCATAATCCAGACAGTACCATGCTCGGGAAAGAATTTCCAAGGCATAGTAAGACCACCCGAGGAAATAGCTTTGCCCGATTGATAGCCAAGAGAAGCGGAATCCGTGCCATCCACGTCGAACCCCGTGAGATAATTACGGCTGTGAGCGAGCAGTTCGGGACGCTGATCGGCGTCAGTATTGACGTGAGAACCAAAGACCTGCTGAATAAGATCATAATATCTTTGACCTTTATAATCACGAGTGATCTCAGTTTGAAGGCGAGCGACCTGTTGAGCAAAATCAGGAAGATCAACCAAGTTACCAGTTACGGTATAGTCACGATCAGCAGAAGCGATCGTATCATCAACACCCATGTTCCATATAGCAGGCAAGTGGGCACATTGTACACCATAAGACCGTGCGTTTGTATCAGCGTCTATTAGATGATCATCATCGAGAATATCAGCAGTTGAAGTAGGGTTACGGAAATAAAAATTCCATATTCTAGAATATCCTGCCAATAACCACTTAGGAACAACATCATTCAGATCAATCACTTCACCAACACACATAATACCGCCGATATTTGATGTATAAGTGGAAAGCGATACGGAAGAATCAACCCCCTGCTTCATCATATCCGTCCAATCCGTGCCGTAAATATGACGATAGGGGATATAAAACGCGTAACAATCAATAATAGCGTCAGCAGGTAGAGTACGACGTAAAGGAGAAAGACGGAAGATGGAATTGAGATCAAAACGGAGAGAATCACCCGCGACAATAGGGATATTGTAAAGGGTTTGAAGTGAACCCATAGCCCCAACAGTAAATATTTTATCACCAAGAGAATCATAAAAATAACGGTTAACTTTTTTTGCTTTCATATCAATCATAGATCACCGCCTTTAAGTAAATGAGAACATCCAAAAGTAGTTTTTTTGGTATGTGGGTCAGTTGTAATATTTAAAATCTCAGAATTGAGAGATTGGGTTTGGTAGGAAGTGATCATGTGAGAGACAACAGGGGCAAGCGACGGAAACCCCAATGAAACCGCCACAGCCCCTATTGCTAACAGCGTTTTAAAACTGAATTTCGGTAATTTGGTTAAATTCAATTTCTATACCTTATCCAATTAAAGACAGTACCAGAAAATAAAGCAATTCGTAAAGGAACATTGTGTATAAGATTAAAGGTTTGATCTATTGGTTCAGATACATTAACCCAAGTATCATTAAACATAGAATTCCTTTCGCCTGAAGGCGATTGCGGTCATACTGACCGCCTTAATTAATAACGAACTCCGCCGATGGGATAACGATGATTTGATCTTGGTTTAGAACGTCTTTTCATAAGCACCTCTTAGATAGTTTCTTCTTCTTTTACGAGAGAGCGTTCAATATTTAAAGAAGTTTTTTGTGCGAATAAGGCAGTAGCAGAACTAGAAGCCGGGTCTGCATATAATTGAACAACAAGAGCGAATAATTGCTCAGGAGAGCATTCATCCATAACTTGCTTTTGACCTTTAGCAAGGTCTTGAGCAGAAGGAACATTTGCAAGAGCATGACAAGCGATATGTAAGTTACAAGGAGACACCCAGGTTGCGATAGCTCCGGCGATATATTCAGCCGGAAGTCTGAAACGAGGAAAACCTAAGTTGTCAGTTGAAAGAAACATCATTGACTTGAGAGTCTGGACTACACGGTTACGTTGAGAACCAATCCAGGGAGTATTACCGACAGCAGTATTAAAATCATCCTGAGAAATACCGACCATAGCAAGAAATCCTGCCCGGCCAGATTGAGCGAGCATATCCATAGCACCACGAGCAACTTTGTATTGAAGATTTGTTTTTGTCATTTAGAACCGCCTTTCAGTTGTTTTTCCAATTTTATTAAACGATCTTCGATATCGTCTAATTTCGATTTGATTTTAACAAAATCATCATGATCTGTCAAATAAATTATTTCATTATAAATATCAATAAGGTCTTGAGATATTTTTAGGAAGTCCCATATCATGGACCATACTCCGAATATTAACTATTTCGCGACGAGCTTGAGAGATAAAGAACAAATAGAGGTCATCTGAAGGCATTTTGCCTTCTGAAATATCTGTGGCAATTGAGATAAGAAAAGATTTTAACATTTTAAGTTGTTCGATCATACGTAGACCTCATCGCTCATACCACGAGCTTTAAAATAGGTTTGAATATTCTTATAATTTTGTTCGACTATGGTTATATATTTAGAAATATCAAAATCGACCATATCTCTCAAACGTGTGACTTCTATATCGCCATCCCTCGGATTCGTGAATCTCACCCGATTCTCGAGGACGTTGTTTAATTTTTTCAACAACCCTTCTCTTGGCTCTAAGTTGTAAAGAGCCGTATTGATCATCGATAACTTCTTCGGGGTCTGGAGCTTGATCAACTGACGGTATGCCAGACTGCGGAGCAGACGTTGATTGATCGGGCGGTTGAACATTTTGACCTTGCTGAGATTGGGTATCCGTATTATTTGTTCCAGTTTTTCCTGAGGAAGGATTTTCACTAGTTCCAGTGTCGGGATTATTCCCAGTCCCCTGCTTAATCTTATTCTCCATGTTTTTAGTCCTTTCGATTGTTTGGATTCGATTGATTTTGCGACATATTTTGACATATATTCACACAGTCCCATAGGGGAATTAAGAGAAAGAGAAAGCCAAAGACCACCGATCTTTTCGACAGGCCACCGCCATCCAATTAGGCCATAGGCGTCAGCTTGACCAAAACGGACAGCAATAGGTGTAGAATGACCATACTTCCAGTACGGACGAAAGAAATCAATTTCACGATTATTAGGTCGAATAGCACCACGATTTGGGTCATAAGCATTTAATGGCAATTTTTTGCAGAGATGAAGCACGTGTATGTGGAGATTACCATTTTCAGCACCACGCTCGACACAAGCGAAATAAGTGTGGAATTCTTGACCATATTCGCGAGCTTTGACAGCTTTACGCCATGACCCATGCTCGACTATACCAATAGCACGATCAATAGAGCGAACATAATTAGTCCAACATTTAGAGCCAACATTAAAGACATGATCAATATATTGAGGGTCAACAGTAAGAGTATTAAAGATCATAAACCAATTGTCTTGATTACGAGTAACGATCTCATGCTCTAAACGTTTTTTAAGGTCAAATTTACGAGCCTTAAGACATTCCATTCTGGCTTTTGCCAAGAAGGTCTTTTTTAGTTGATGTTTAAATTCAGAATCCTTGAAGTCGTGTAACTGTTTTTTAGTTGCAACACCTCTTTTGACTAATCTTTGAACGAATGTACGTTTGATATTTAGTTGCCTTTCAGCAGTTGATTTTTTAGGCACATACTTGCCCCATATTAGAATTGAATGAGCTTCTATAGTATCAGGTAGGGCCTGAAAACGCTTGAAAAGGCTTTTATAGGTGGTGTTGCAAATAACGGAGTTATAATCAAGTCGTATTATATCCGATTTTATAGAATGTAATGTACATAGATCACGATCTAAGTCATTAAGGTTAAAGAGAGAGGGTAAATAGTTGCGAGGATAGCGTTCAGTCAGGGATTTTTGGAAGTTGAGAGCATCAATACGAGCTCGAACATTATTATACAGACGAAAGAGCTTTGAGTTATAGGCAAGGAATGAAACAGTAAGACAAGACAAGGTAGAATCTTGAACGACAGGGGTTTCAGCTGAGGAAGTCATTAAGATATAGTCCTTTCAGCAGTAGTATGTTAAAGAATAGTTTATAGAGGGAATACTTGACAGAGTATGACGAACCATACACACATACAGAACAGGAAAGCGAAAGAATAGATAGTAAAGTTGTTCATCTGTAATGTCTCCTTGTGGTTTCTTTGACAGTTTTACCAGTAGGGCCTTTAATAGTATCAGTATAATCATACTTGGGTGGAAGTCTCTTTATTCCACCAGGTAAGCGATCAAATATATCAGTACCAGATTGAACAGCAGATTTTGCAGCATTCGCCCAGTTTAGAACATTACGAGAAGCAGATTCATTTAAACCCAGTTGTTGGAGTTTTTCTTCATAATGCAATTTTATGAATTCCCTATCAGCTTCGTTGGCAGTTTTAACAGCTTTATAATAATTCTCAGTTTCTTGCATAGCAATATTTTGTTGTTCAGCAGTTAATTTAGCTATCTCGTAGGGAAGTTTCCTTTTATTTAAAGAAACAGCGGTATCAAATCCTTTTTGGACACCGATAGAAGTGGAATATTTCCCAAGACCGTACTCGATACCTTGAGGGCCAAATTGGCCAAGTTGTGAAATGATCTGGGCCCTATTTGTAGCTTCGGCAATTTGTTTTTGAGTGTTAAGTTGTTTGTCAACAGTACGATCTTGCATTTTAGCATTCATAAGAGTAGCTTGTTGAGGAGCACCAGATTGAGAAGAACCAAGACGCTCCCAAGGAGTAGTACCACCGAAAGCAGTATCCATATAATCCTTAGTAAACTGACCGGCTTCTGTACCGGTCATAGGAGCAGGAATACCGTCAGGCTTGCCGAAGATAGCATTACCAATTTTGTCAGAAACTTTAGAAATCCCTCTTTGCATAAGGTTTTCGCCTATAGTTTGAGGGGCTTTGAAAGCTTGAGAACCTATGGAAGAAACGACATTTGCAAGGACTGCGGGTATTGGCATATTAAATCCCCGACGGTCTAAAGGATGATAAAGCAGAAAGATTTGAACGAACTTGTAACGTGCAAAGAAGATCACGGAAGGCCGCAACAGCAGAAGCACCGCTGTTTTCAAGAGTAATTCCAAAAATCAATGGGGAAGAATCACCGCCAGAATTATCGACGAGAATTTCTTCATTTATGTTACCGCAGATGTGAACAGGAACAGAAGAGTTGTATAGAGCAGTAATAGTAGGGTTTTCAATTAAGGTAATATATTCAGTCATTTGATTCGCAGGATTTGCGTCATCTTGGACAACAGTAGTTCCTGCAATTCGACCGAAAAACCAAGACCATTTAACGCCGGCGGTCGTTGAGGTTTGATTCATTGAAAAAGAACCGCGAACATGATAAAGCATATTGTCAAGAGTTGAATCGTTAGCGATCGGAACACCAAATGAAAACTTATTCGATAGTGCTAGATCAACATCAGTTGCGGTAGTACGGAAATTAACAACATTGTAAGTTGTCGGAGTTGTTGCAGATCGGACATAGGGATAAATATCAGTAGAGGTTTTTACAACGTCAATAGCGTCAACAATAGTATTCGTTAGAATTTTTTCTGCAGGAGTGCCGAAAATGGATTTTTTACCAAGAATGTCAAGCTTATTCATAGACCACACGCCTTTCGGATAGTTGAATCCATATCACCGTTTAAATAACGTAACGCTAGACGGACACTTCGGGCACGTTTAGTTTGATTTGACTGATCATACTCTGCACCCTGATAAAGGTAAGAATGTATCCGTCTAGCGTACTTTTCGACGACTTCAGCTTCGGAAAACCGAAGGTGTAGATTAGAAATTTGTTCCGGCATATATACTCCCCGTCGGGCCTGGGACAACGCGATGTGCTTCGACCTTAAGATCACCGTACGCTTGCCAATGTTTCATCATAAGAGAACCAAAGACATTATCATAAAGATCATG